TCACTCTTTCACCTTCGCCGCCTTCCGTTCCGCTCGCGCTTGATCACGGGGCTTTGCGGCGTGGAACGTCGCCAGGATTAGCTGGCGTCCGCCCGAGGCCGACTTCACCACGGCCTGCCATAGCCCGCCGGCGATGCGGCTGAAGATCGACCGGTGCCGATCGCGGCCTTCGTCGACAACCCGGCCTTTGTCGAGCGCTTCCTGCACCAGCGCGAAGGTCTCGGCCGTGACGGCGCGGTCGCCGACATGCTTGGCCACCTTGGTCCGCATCGTGGCGTTCGATACCTGAACGATCCTGGCCTCGGCGCCGAGTGCCTCGACCAAGGCCGGCGGCGCCACCGCCACCGGCATGAACACGGTCTCGGGAAGCGCCATCATGACCCGCGGCATGTCCGAGGCGGCGATCGCCGCGATGGCGGTGCGGGCGTCGGCCTCGCTGGCCGCCTCGAGCTGCTGGGTCACGCGGGTCAGCAGCGTCTGGGCGCGATCGAGGCCGGGGTTGCCGCCCCAGCCCGGGTCGATCCCCGCTGGCACGCTCGTGACCTCGCCGGTGCGGCTGTTGGTGAAGGTGCGGGATGGCCCGTTGTCGGGCACGGCGTCCGTGTAGAAGATCCCGTTGGGCTCGCGCGTCGCGGTGAGCAGCCTGTCGCGCTCGCGGGCCGTGATCTGCCGGATCGAGCACTTGCACCCCCAGCCGTTGGGCGGCCAATGTGTCGACCACCACGGATCGTCGATCGGCAGGATGATGCCGACCCAGGTCAGGTGCTCGAGGCGCGGCTCCGCCGAGGCGGTGCGGACGTAGAGCACGTAGGGGAACGCCGCCTTGGTGCGCTGCGCCCGGTTCCACTGCCCGGCCGAGCGAGCCGACGCCATGTTGGCCTGGAAGATGGTGCGCAGGCGCCGCGGCCCAGTGAAGTCGACGTCGCGCGGCGGCTGTTGGCCGGTCGGGTCGGCGACGGGCTTCGGCATGTCCCAACCGATGGCGGCCAGCTGCGGCATCAGGCCGGCCCGCCAGGTCTCGAACGTCTGCCCCTTAGCCAGCGCCTCGGAGATCGAGCCCTTGAAGGTGTTGAGCAGCTCGAGTTCGACCGCCTTCGCGACCGTGAACGCGTAGGCGTGCTCCTGTCCCCAGACGTCCTGCCACGAGAAGCCCGGCTTGAGCAGCTTCTGGTCAAAGAAGTCTGTGACCTCGGCCGGTGTCTTGAACTCCGAGGTGCTGGAGGGGCTGCTCATCGCCGTGCTACTGTAAGATGCCAAGGAAGAGGTTTGGAAGCCTCTGGCGCAGCGAGCTGGGACGGGCACCGATGAGCGGCAGTGCACGATTGAAGATCGAGCGGGCGGGCACGCACATGGAAGAGTTGGAGCGGCTTCTCGCGACCGAGAAGCCCTACTTCTACGTTGTCGACACCGACTGGTCTGAAAAGAAGCGATACACCCAGGCCCGAGCCGTGCAGCCCGTTCTGGATCGTGCCAGCACCATTTGCGGTGACGTCGTCCATAATCTTCGCACCGCCCTCGATCATGCCTTTTGGGAGCGTGTTTCCCCCTTCACGATGGACGACAAAGAGCGGAAGCAGATCCAATTCCCGTTCACCCAAGACGTCGCAAAGCTTCCTAAGCTTCTTGAGAGCAAGCTCGCCAATCGCGTGGGCGCTGCCTTCGTGCAGGCTTTGACCGCGCTGGGACCCCATGGTGGATCTGGCGGCAATGAGGATCTGTGCCTCATTGATGCGCTCGACATCATGGACAAACATCGACTGCTCATTCCATTCTTCGACAAAAAGGAAATCCTGTTTTCCGAACTCAGGAGACAGATCCCTGATTTCACATACGACACTGTCGGATCAATCCGAGCCAGCGCAAGCGGGCGCGATGTCGGGTGGCCGCTGCCTGCAGGAGCAACAGTTATCGAAATGCGCTTCCAAATGAAGGTGCTCGACATCGCGGTCGACACCTATCTGACAATGCCGGGAAAGGGTGCGCAGCCGGTTATCCCAACATTGCAACGGCTCCATCGCGCGGCTGCCGCCGCTGAAAAGGTCGTCCGCGAAACTTGATCTGCGGGTCATAACTTTAATCCATCACGTCGCCGATGCCCCGCGCCTTGGCGGTGGCGGCGGCGAGCCGCTCGAGCAGCGCCGAGCCGTCCGGCCCGCGGCGGGCGATCATGGCCAGCGCCTCGTCGAAGCTCTTGGCCCGGCTCGCAGCCAGCAGCAGCGGCCCGAGCAGCGGGTCGGTTACCTCCTGCCAGCCCTCGAGCGCGGCCGCCATCGCGGCCTCGGTCTCCTCGAGACCGTCAGGCAGGGCTCCGGCCGGGTCGGCCGCCAGCCGTGCCGGCAGCGCAAGGCACGGCCCGCACTGGCATCTGCCCACGTGCGCCAGCGCCCGCAGTCCCTCCGGCGCGGCTGGCGGGTTCGGCGGCTGAGGCCCGCTCGGCCCCTTTCCAGTCCCGGGCGGCCCACCGGGTGCCGGCGGGGGTGCGGCCGGCGGCGGTTTCGCTTGCTCGAGCAGCTCGTCGGCCTCCTCGGGCTCGCTCAGGCCGAGCTTGCCCCGGATCTCGCCGGCCGAGACCTTGAGCCCGAGCGGCACCAGCATCTGCAGGGCGCCCGACAGCGCCGTGATGTCCTCGGGCTCGGCCACCGGAAAGGTGACGCGCGGATAGCTCGGCTGCGGGCCGAAATTGAACGCCACGAAGGGCGCGATCAGATCGCGCGACAGGGTGCGGCCGGTGGCCTTGCCTTCGGCCCGCAGGATGTCGAGCCGGACCTCGTTGTGCACCACGGCCTGGCTCTGCGAGGCGCCGTCGTCGGCCGTCATGGTCTGCCCGACGATGATCTTGGAGATTGCCTTGTCGACGTAGTTGATCAGCTCGCCGAACACGGCCGAGCCATGCGTGCCCTGCACCTGCTCGAACTCGATCTCCATGCCGATCGGGATCACGGCCGCGGCGTCGCTGGCGATCCCGCGCACCGCCCGCAACAGCGTGCGGACGTCGTCTTTCGAGGCGTTCGCGGCGTATTTGCCGACCCGCAGCGGCAGCCCGTAGACCTCGGAGAACGCCGCCCAGTCCTTGAGCGCGAAGCTCTGCAGCATGAAGGCCCAGGCGGCCGAGCGCGCCACGCCGCCGCGGATCGGCACGCCCATGCGCGAGCGCGGCACGTGCTGGATGAACTTGTAGGGCTGCAGCGGCACGCCCTCGTAATCCCACTCCACCGCGAGCCTGAGGTCCGAGAGGGTGACCCGGTCGACCACGAAGAAGCGCGGGTCCCGCCAGCGATAGTCGACGGGCTTCAGCAGGCCGTCCTGATAGTCCCAGATGATCTCCGAAACGCTGTAGCCCTTGCCGATCCCGTCCTGCAGCGTGGTGACCATCTCGGTGAAGTTGGGGTCCTCGACCAGGCCGTTGACGGCGTCGACGATCTTGGCGGACGTGCCCTCCGGCGCCTCGACGGCCGGCGTGATGGCGTCGATGGCGAGGCGCCGCGTTTGCAGCTGCGCCCCGTAATGCAGGTAGCGCTCCTCCATCTCCTCGGCGAGGGTCAGGTACTGGCGGGCGTAGCCATCGGCCGCGGCCCGCAGCATGGCGGCCAGCGTCTCCGGCGTGAGGCCGGAGGCGACGCCCTCGCGGCGAACCGAGCGCACGCCCCATTCGGTGGCGGCCGCCACCTCGCGGGCAAGGTCGGCCGCCGAGACAGGCGCGCCGTCGGGACCGAGGATCTGGCTCACCACAGCGCGCGCCCTCCGGTGTCGCCGAAGCCGAGGCCGACGCCGTCGGCCAGCAGCTCCTCGGCCTCCCGGCCGTAGACCGGCATGTAGCCGAAGCGGACGGGGTCGTTGCGGCTCGCCGCATAGGCCAGCACGCCGGCCACGAAGGCATCGCAGTGACGCTTGGCGCCACCTTCCGCCATGCGGCGCAGCGGCGGGATCGTCGGGATACCGGCCTTGTAGACCGGCGTGGCGAGATCGCCGACGATGTCGGCGTCGGCCGGCACCGTGATCATGCCGTCCTCGAAAGCCGCCTTGAAGGGCGCCACCTCGGCGAGATACCAGCCGCTGGACAGCTTCACCTCCTCGACCAGGTGCTCGCCGAACTCCTGGAGGCAGACCTCGGCCAGGTAGGCGCCGTTGCCGGTACCGTCGAGCTTCACGCCCTGCAGCCGCGGCAGCCGCTTGAGAATGTAGAACAGCACTTGCCGTTGCTGCTCGAACGGCACGTTGCCGAGCTCGACGATGAAGGGCGTGCGGCGCACCAGCGTGCGCGAGATGGCGAGCGGCCACAGCACGGTGAGATCGGAGACGCGGCCGAAGTCCTCGCCGAGCGCGTGACCCTCCCCCTTGTCGAGCTCGCCCAGGATCGGCCCCAGTTCGCGCTCGCACCAGTCGTCGATCTCGGCCTCGCGATAGTCCTTGGCCAGCATCTTGAAGGCCGCCGGCTTCGTCAGCCGGATCACGGGCACGTCGGGCCGAGCGCGGGCCTCGACGAGGGCGCGGGGCAGCACCACGCCGCCGCCGGAGGACGGCACGCAATAGAGCTCCTCGTCGGCGCCGTCGCCGTAGCGGGCGATCAGCGTCTCGCGCCACTCCGCCTCGCCTTCGGCCGACCACTCGTGCTTGCCGACCAGGCAGATGCGCTCGTAGAGCCCATCCTCGAGCGCCTGGTCGAGGTCGAAGCGCACCAGGCCGTAGGGCAGCCGGCCGGAGCGCACGTCGTTGACGAGCTCCGCGAAGGCGTTGGCGGCGCCATTGTGGGTCGAGATGATCAACACCTTGCCGCCCCAGATCAGGAACGCCAGGGCGGCTTGCAGCAGGGCCTTCAGATTGTCGACGAAGGCCGCCTCGTCGAGCACCGCGAAGCCCTGGCGACCGCGCAAGCTACGCGGCTTCGACGACAGCGCCACGATGGAGAAGTCGCCGAAGTCGATCGCCGTTGCCTTGATGCCGTCCTCGGAACCGTCGTCGAACAGCGTCTCGCCGACGCTTTTCACCACCTTCTCGAAGGCGCGTGCCCAGAAGGCACAAGCGTCGACGAACTCCTTCGCCATGTCGGCGCTGGTGCCCATGTAGAGCGTGTCCATGCCGCCCTCGCCGCGTCGCCCCGAGGAGCGCAGCACGGCGGAAGCCGCCGCCCCGAAGGTGGCGCCGGTGCGCCGGCTCTTCTCGACCACGACCACGTCGTTGGCCTCGCAGCTCCATTCCATCTCGCGCTGATAGCGCAGCAGCAGGTCGGTGGTGGCCCAGTCGTCCGAGGTGGCGCGGCCCTGCAGACGGCGCTGCTCGGCCCAATCGGCGCGCCCGATGTCGCGCCCCATCTAAACACGCCCCTTGCCGGGCGCAGCCACGCCGAACAGGTCGCGGCGCAGATCCTGGCGGACCTCGTCGGAGAGCCCCTTGGCCTTGGCCACCTGGTCGATCGCCTTGCCGGCCTTTTCCGCGAATTCGGTCTCGAGCTTGCGGCGGCGGTCGGCCGAGACGGCCTGGCTGCGGATCACCGCCAGGTGGGCGCTGGCCAGCTCCATGGCGCCCTTGGTGCCGATCTCGGCGCCGTCGTTCTGCACGATCTCGAAGATCAGCAGCTTGATGAACTCGCCCAGCACCACGGTCTGCTGGTCGACCTTGTCGGCCGTGAACTGCGGTGCCACGCCCTCGAAGATGGCCCGCGCCTCGGCAAGCCGGTGCGACATGGCGGCGAGGCGGACGGACGCGCGGTTGAAGGCCGATTTCGACACGGGTTCCAGCCCCTTGTCGACGAGGCGTCCGTTGAACTCGTGCAGGATGTCGCCTTGCGTCTTGTCGCGCTTCGACAGTTCGACGCGCGCCCAGGCCACGTCCTCCTGGGCCTCCTCGGGCAACAGGTCGAGCGAGGACAGCCGGCCGCGGCCGGCACGCTTCTCCCGGTCGGCGCCGCTCGGAACACCGGCGGCGCGCGGCTCCCGCCGATCGGCCTCGTCGCTCACTCGCCCGGCTCGGGGCGCCGCACGCCGTCGACGAAGACGCGGCGCGTGACGTGGTCCTGGCCGGCGCGGGTCAGCTCGGCCACCATCACGGCATCGGTGTCGACCACGAGCGCCACGGCGCCGAGCGCCACCAGGGCGCGCATCTGGGTCCGCACCGGGTCCAGCGCCCGGCGATGGCCCCAGTTGTCGAGCTCCTCGACCAGCATGCGGTCACTGAGGCGGCCGTCGGTCTGTTTGGCCAGTGCCTGCAGGATGCGCAGGCGGGCGTCCTTGTCGAGGTGGGCGGTGAAGCTCATGTCGGATCCTTGTTGATCAGGTGATCTAGGATGCGCTCCACGCTCCGGCCCGTGGCGGTCGTGGTCGTGGCGATCAGTTTCATGTCGCCCTTCAGCTCGGTGACCTGGACCTCGAGCTTGTTCACGCTGTCCTTGCTGGGCAGGGCCGCCATCATGGTCCTGATCTGCGCCACGGAATGCTCGACCTCCCTGACGCGGTCGGCCGTGCCCTTCACGTCCACTTTGAGCTGCAGGACGTCGGCGCCGATAGCGTCGGTGCTCTCGCGGTCGGTCCGGTGGTCGCCCGATCCCGGCGCAGCGGCGGGCACCGCCACCGGCCGGCGCAACTGCACCACGAAGGCGAGCCCGAACAGCCCCACGATGCCGCCCAGCACGGCCATGGCGGTCTGAAAATCCGTCATCGCTCCCCCTCCGTGGTGAGCCGGGACCGCCGCGCGGCCGGCTCCGGCAGCGCCGCCACCACCTGGCGCAGCATGGCAATCAGCCGCTGGCGCTGGCCGCGCAGCAGCGCGAGCTGCACCCGGTCCTGCTCCATCTCGTCCTGCAGCCGGCCGCGGTTGAGGCTCTCGTCTTCCAGCCTCTTGCGCAGCGCCGCTTCCGTGGCCCTGAGGTCGGCGATCAAGGCCAGGCACTGCAGCTGGAACTGCGCCTGCCGGGCCTCGGTGCTCAGCGTCCCCCACAGCCCCTTGAAATGGGCCAGCAGGATGAGGGCGAGCGTCACCCCGACGATGGCGCCCGCCAGGATGGCGCCGGTGGGGCCGGAGTGCTGCAGGATGTCGAGCAGGGGGCCGAGGCCCGGGATGTCGCCGGTCGCCATCGGTCAGCCGAGCCGGAGCGCGCGCCCGCTCACGTAGATGGCGCCGGTCAGCGCCATGAGGCCGATCAGCCCATAGGTCCAGGTGCCCGGCACGATGCCGTCGCGCGACAGCGAGATAGAGACGCAAAGCCAGTACCAGGCCGACAAGAGGCAGGCGGCGGCCCGCAGCTTGATGAGGTCGGGGGCGAACAGCCCGGCCAGGTGCAGCAGCACGATGGTGCCGCCGAAGACGATCCACACGGCATCCGGCGCCCATTGCAGGCCGGTGAAGCTGCCCTGGTCGAACACAGCCGGCCGCAGCGTCATCATCGAGAACCAGCAGCCCGCCACGGCGCCGAGCAACAGGTCGATGCCGGGTACCGGGGGCGAGAAGGCCCAGTCGACGCCGGCGAGCAGCGGCGACACGGCGGCCGACAGGCGGCGCATCGGCACGGCCTCAGCGCCCGCCGCGCGCCGGCCCGGCCGCATGGTCGAGCGCCGGCGTCTCGCCGGGATTGCCCGAGAACGACGCCTCGCCGAGGTCGAGCACCGGATTGGCGCTGAGGACATGGCCCAGCATCTTGATCACGATGCCCTCGACCACGCTCTGCCCGAAGCCGAGCCGGGCCAGGGCGCCGGCCGGGCCGGGCATGCGCTCCATCGTCCAGCTGACGCCCTTGGCGATGATCTGCAGCCGCCTGGCCGGCGTGATGCGGTCGTCGACCGCGACCTCGAGGTCGTGGAAGCCCTTGTAGACGCCGGTCAGCGCCGTCTGCCGGACCTGCGCCTCGAGTTCCGACGTCACCCTGACCTTGGTATAGGCCCGGACCTCCTTGGCGATCCAGGCGACCGCGGCCGCCACCACGGTGGCGGCCGCCGGCGCGATGGCGCCGTTGATGCCGCCCCAGAAGCCGGCGTCGCCGGCCGGCGCCGCGATGGCCTGGGCAAAGGCCGCGGGGGCGGCCAGCAGGGCGAGACCGGCGCCGAGCAGCAGCGCGAGCCACGACCCCGGCCGCCGGCAATCCACCAGGATCATCACGGCGAGCACAAGGCCGACCAGTGCCCAGGTGGTAACGAGCGCCCCTGCCTGGATCAGGTGGAGGCCGAACAGCACGGCCGCGCCGAGCAGCACGGCCAGGGTGACGATGACGAACGGGACGGGACCCTTCATGGGACGGAACCTCGCGGGGGGAACAGGAGGGACGGGCACGACGCGCCCGTCCCGGATGCGGACGTGACGGTCAGCTCGCGGCGGTGCCGCTTGCGGCGGTGCCGCTTGCGGCGGTGCCGGTGGTGGCGGCGGGCGCGGGATCGGCAGCCGGAGCAGCCGCGGCCGCTACCGTGGTGTGCAGGGCCGCGACGGCGTCGTTCAGCGCCGTGGCGCGGGACTGCATGCTGGCCACCATCGGTCCGACGTCGTTGCCGGCGCTGGCGAGGGCGGACAGTCGCTCGAGGTCGGTCGCGTGCTGCGCCGACATGGATTTGATCTCGCCGAGGGCGGCGAGAACGGCGGAGGCTTCGGCGGCGTCGGCCGCCTTGAGGTCGTCGAGTTGGCTCATGATGGTTTGCACACCCTGCTGGATGGTCAGCAGGACCCGCCAGATGGCGGAGAAAGCCCTGCCGAGGTGGCGGAGGGTCATCGGTTCACCTCCGGTTCCGTCCCGGGAAATCCCGGAATTCGGTCGGGTGACTGTGGGGCGTGCGGGTCGGTTTTTCGGGGGTGACACGTGTCACGACAGGTGTGACCGTCACGCCGGATCGCGCGGGCCTGCGAAAAGGCTGCCCTGGCGCTCGTCGCGCACCTTGCCGCGGATGCGGCGGGCGGTGCGCTCGGTCAGGCCGGCGCGGCGGGCGGCGGCCCGCAGGCTAAGCTGCCCGGCTTCGAGGTCGGCGACAAGTTGCTGGCGGGCCTGGGCGGCGGCGCCGGTCCCGGCCTGCGGGATGTAGAGGCGGAAGTTGCCGATGGCGTGGCCGTCGGCGTCGACCACGCGGAAGTGGTCGCAGATCTGCGCGGCCGGCTTCGCTCCGACGCAACGGGCCAGCCAATGGTCGTAGCTGGCCCGTCGCGGGATCGCGACCTCGAGCCCGCCGTACTGCCGGGCGAGCGCCAGCGCGGCCTCGAGCCCCGCCACCTCGGCGATCTCGCGCAGCACGGGCGGAAGCCCGTCGAAGCTCTCGGCGCGGTCGGCAGGCGGCATCGGTCAGGACGCCTTCCCGAGTTGCCGCGGCTGCGCCTGGCCGCCAACACCATGGTTCAGTGCGATGTCGCGGCCGGCGCGCTGGCCATCGAAATAGGCGTCGCTATAGGCCACTTCGCGGCGCTTGGCTTCGAGTTCCCGGCCCTTGCCGTGCAGGCGCTCGCGCGCTTCCACGGCCCGCGCCCTGGCGGCCTCGTCGCGGCTGGGTCCGAAGGTGACGAGCAGTCGACGCCGCAGCGTGGCGATCAGGCCGGTGCGGAAGTCGGCCGCCGCCGCCCGCTTGTTGCGGAGCCCGCGACGGCGCCGGTAGAAGGTGCTCACTTTGAAGGCCTGGCACTCGCCTTCGACGGCCCGGAAGGTCACGTCGCGCAGGTAGACGGCGATGTCGGGGCCGGGCTCCTGGCCGATGAAGCACCAGCCGCGCTCGGTGAGCATCCCGGCTGTGTTGGTGCAGAGCGTGATGGTTCCGACGAGATCGGCCCGCCAGGACTGGCCCATCGTCTTCTCGGCCGCCCAGGCCTCGGTCATCACCAGGTCGGCCTCGTCTAGGCCGTGCTTGCTCATCAGCTCGGCCGCCAGCGCGGCGGCCGATATGGCCTCGGCTTCAGTGCATCCGGCGCCGGTGGTCTTGGCGCGGAGCGCGGCGATCTTGGCCTTCAGGGCCTCGCGGCGAGCGCTCACGGAGCCTCCCCCTCGACGGTGCGGTCCGCGAAGGCGGCGTCGGCTTCGTCGCGGGTGAGCACGTGGCCGGCGGTCGCGGGGTCGTTGCCGAGCTCCACCGTCCAGGTCAGGGGATCGGCGATGTCGACCCGGACGAGGTCGACGCGGACCTCGACGTCCTTGACGAGGAAGCGGACCTCGGCCGTGTTCACCCAGTCCGGGTACATGCCGAGGCGGGTGAAGTTGCGCAGGAACTCGGTCGCTTTCATTGCACTGTCCTTTCGGGATTGGCCTGCCATTGGAGCAGCACGCCCTCGAACAGCACTGGGCCGTGATGCTCCATCCAGAAGATCATCATGGCCACGAAGGGCTCCATGATCTCGCCCGAGGCCGTGAAGGAGCCGCGCCGGTAGAAGCCGTCGTCGGCCGCCGCCCAGTCGCGGAACGCGCCCAGGATCGGGATATTGTTGAGACGAAAGTCGACGCCATCGAGCAGCGGCAAGACTTCCGCGTTGCTGGTCAGGACGTCGGGCGTCCCTTCGAGGCAGCGCAGGTCGAGGTGGACCTCGGCGAGCTGCTCGCAGAGGGGATCGTCGATGACTTTCGCGCAGGCCTTGGTCCGCATGCCGGTGTAGAGCTGCATCGGCTCGCCCGGCCGGGCATGCCGGCGCCGGTTCGACCGGATCGTCTGGCGCTTGTTGCCGGATCGGATTGACCCGACGAACATCGGCCGGAAGTCGTAGGCCACCATCACGCCGCCCCTTTCAGGCTGACCTCGGTGCGCCAGGCGTCGAGGATGCGCACCACGGTCGGTTCGCTCAAGCCGACCGCCGCCGCGATCGCGGCCGTGTTGCGCTTGTCGGCCCACAGGATCGCCACGCGGCTCACGGAGGCGTCGAGGTCGCGGTCGCCGGTGGGCGGCTTCACGCGGGCCGAATAGGCCGCGATCAGCAGCTGGGCCGCATAGGTCGAGGTGGCCATCTTGGCGCCGACCGCCAGCTGGTTGAGACGGGTCGCCACGATGGGCGGGACCCGGCAGGCGATCGGCACGAGCTTGTCGTCGGTCGCCATGGTCAGACCTCCGGGTTGATGGTGGAAGGGCGGCGCGGTAGCGGCAGGCCGCGGCGGCGGGCGTGAACCCGGATGCCGTGCAGCACGCTGGTGTGGTCGCGGCCGAGCTTGCGGCCGATCTGCGGCAGCGACATCGCGGTCTCGGCCGCGAGCCGATACATCACCTCGTGGCGGGCCGCGATGATCGGCGCCGTCCGTGCGACCGACAGCACCAGCGCGTGGGGCACCCCGTGCTGGGCGCAGACCTCGTCGAGGATGGCCGACCAGGCGAAGCCGGGCTTCCGCGGGATCGGCTGGCCGGCGGCGGCCCGCTCGGTCGCCAGGCGCCGCAGCTCGCGCACCGCCTCGCCAACGCGCGCCTCCCAGGCCGCCCGCTGCCGCTCGGCCTCGGCCCGCGTCTGGCCTTCGCGCTCCGCCTGCGCGGCGGCCTGCTGCGCCGCGGCGCGTCGGCGCCCCTCGGCGAAATCCAGCCCGGCCTGGACGATCCGCTTCCTGGCCTCGCTCATGCCCAGCATGGACATGCGGGGCCGTGCGGCGCCGTGCAGCTGCAGCGTCATGGCGCATCGCTCCCGTCGTCGTCGCGCTGCGGGGCGAGCCGCCGTCCGAGATTGTCACGCGATGCCGGGTCGAGCAGCCGCGCCAGCTTGGCGTTGCAGGCTGCGGCCACGGCCTCTCCCGAGACGAGGCCGTGGTGGATCGCGAAGAGGATCGCGGCCTGCAGGTCCCCCATCTCGCCGGGCAGCAGCGTGCGCGGGGTCTCGCCCGTCACCTTGCCGTCCGCACCCAATCGGCCGGGCGTGTCGAGCCCGAAGCGGAACGCCTTGCCGACGAGCTGCTGCACCTCGCCGCTCTCCTCGGCCAGCAGGCCGAGGCAATATCCCTCGCTCATGATCATGCCGCGGCCCTCCCGGCGGTTACTGCCTTGCGGGCCTTCCGGGCCTTGCGGACCCGCAGCTCGGCGCCGAGCGCGTTGGCGAGCCGGTCCCATTCGCGGCCGCTGTAGAGCGTCATGTCCTGCGGCAGGCCCAGGCTCCACGCGTAGCGCTGCACGGCGACGGGCCACACGTCTCCCCCTGCGGAGGCTTCCCCATCCTGCTGCGCAGGCTGTGGCCCCAAGCCTCCTCCGCCCGGATGCGGTGGTTCGAGGGCGCCGTGCTCGGCGAGGCGGCGCGCGATGGCCTTGACCACCGCCTCCTTGCGCTCGACGTCGAGGCCGCCCTTGGGCCAGGCGACGCCTCCGTCGCGGGCGATCCAGGCCTTGAGGCCCTCGATGGCCTTTCCCGCGTCGACCGCGTCGACCAGGAAGCGCGTGTGCACGAGGCCGGTCTGCCGTTCGACGAAGCGCATCATGGCGCGGTCGTCGCGGCTGCGCACGAGCGCGAGGTTGAAGGCCGTGATCCACAGCGCCTGCAGGGTCGGCGCGAAGCGCCCAGTGGCGCGGCTCGCCGGCGCCCGCGTGCCCGGCAGGCGGCGCAGATCGTCGATCAGCCCGATCGCGGCCTCGTCGGAGAGGTCCTTCGAGCTGCGCACGCCGCGGCGCAGCAGCAGCGCCCGATAGTCGTCGTCGTCGAGGCCGGCCTGGCCCTTGAGGACGTGGATGGTCTTGATCTGCCCGGCCGTGCTCATCCGCGCCTCCCGGCGAGCTTGAGGCGCACCGACGACGACACGCTGGAGGCGTCGCGCGAGGAGCGGGTCGTGATGGTGACGTGCAGCTTGCCGCGGTGGACCCGGGCCTGGGCCGGCTCGGGGACGTCGAGCTGCTGGCGCAGCGTCGCCACGTCCGGCCCATCGAAGAGCTCCGCCACCTGGGCGTAGGGCACCGTCCACGAGCGCTTGTTGCGGCGCAGCCGGATGGCGTCGATCACACCGCGGCCCGTCGAGCTCGCGAAGATCGCGGTGATGTCGAGGCCGAGGTCCGCGGCGGCCGCGGCCGGCGGCATCGCGCTGGCTGTGGCGGCCTGTGGCGCGATCGGCGCCGGTGCCGCGGGTGCGTCGTCAGGAAGGCCCAGGCCGAGGGGCGCGAAGGCCGTGCAGGTGGGCCGGCCGGTGTCGTCGCGCCGCCATTCGGACGGATAGTCCGGGTCGGTCTCGTCGTTGATGCGGACCGCTTCGAGGATGTCGCAGGGGCGCCCGAAGCACCCCGTGCAGCGGTTGCAATGGCTGGCCAGGAAGGCTTGCTCTTCGCCGAGGTCGGCCGGTTTGAAGACGCGCGTCATGACGGATCCTTGCGGTTGGAGGGTTTGGGGCGGGAGGGCGTCGCCGCCATCGCGGCGAGCGAGAAGGCGGCGCAGACGAGCGCCAGGACGGTGAGCACGGCGGCCGGCCAGGGCTCGACGGCCGCGAGCGGGAGGTGCGGCATCAGGCGGCCTCCACGTGCCGGGGCGACGCGGCGCTGCGCAGGGCACTGCCGCGGCCGCAATGGCGGTCGAGCCGCAGCCCCAGCAGCGCCAGGATCGGCCCCGCATCCACGCCGTTGACCCTGAGGAGGTTGCGGACGTCGATCGGCCCGCCGTCCGGATCGTGGCCGTAGAGCAGGTCCGCCACCTCGGCGTCGGACAGGATGTGGCCGGGGCGTCCCGCATAGGCCGCGATGTAGATCAGCAGCGCGCGGGTGGTGATCACCACCGTGCCGTCGCGGGCCAGCGCCGGCCGGTGGACGTTGATCAGCAGCGCGCCGGGCGACAACTGGCTGCGCCGCGCCATGCCTTTCACGGTCATGCGGGTCGCGATGATGAGGTTCGGTTCGGTCACGCCGCGCCTCCCTCGTCTTCGCCGAAGCGGCGGTCGGGCGCGAGGCCGTCGTTCGCCAGGCCGTGAGCCATCAGGGTCTTGTAGGTCGGCAGGATCACCACCCTGCCGCCCGACACGCCGTCCAGGGTGGCGGCGGTCCCGGGCCAGGAAGGCTCGCGCGCGGTGAGCATCCGGAGCCCGGCTTCGAGTTCCTCGGCCTCGGCGGCGGCCCGGCGCAGCGTCTCCGCGAAGGCGACCGCGCCCTCGACCGTGATCTCGCTGGTGCCGTCCGTGAAGGCGTCGAACACCGACATCAGCAGGTGCAGCCTGGTGCTAAGCGACATCCTCGACCCCCCTGCTCGGGCTCGACCCGGGTATGCGCGAGTGCGGGCAGCCCGACCGGCAGGCGTGGTAGAGGCGAGTGCGCACCGCCGAGGTCGTGGCGCGCGGCATGTCCTGCTCGCGCAGGCAGCGGTCGCGGCCGATCTCGGAGAGCACCGGGCAGTCGACGGTCTCGCCCATGAGCGCACCGCGCACCGCGGCCTCGACCCGCGCCATGTCGCCGGCGTAGCTCCGGCGCAGCACCTGGCTGACCACGGCGCCCGAATAGGAGATGCGGGCCGCCACCCGCACGCCGCTGGTGCGCTCCACCTCGGCCGCCAGCGCCGCCACCCAATCGGGCGGACCTCCGCCGGCGCAGCCGGCGCCGCCCCAGGCCGTGGCCGCGATGGCGGCGGCCCGGCCGGTAACGTTAACGGGGGCCGTCATGCCGCGACCTCGTCGACCTGCACGTCGCTGCCATCGATGGAGCCTCCCACGAACATTCCAGCGTTGAAGTCGTAGACGCGGTCGCCGATGACGGCCGGCGGGCGCGGGCCGCGGTTCGCGCTCGGCCGCAGCCGGTAGATGCCGGCGCGGGCGCCGGGCGCGCGGCCCGGGCTGCTCTTGTCGGGCCGCACCACCGCCAGCAGCAGGCCGGCGCGGAAGAGCCGCTTGACGTATCGGCTCGCCACCATCGGCTTGACCGCGACCTCCTCGGTCGAGGCCACGGCCGCGAGCTCGGCGACGCTGAACTGCGGCAGCGCCCGCATGGCGGTCCACAGCTGTTCCTGCACGCGGCCGCGCCGGCCGGTGTAGCTTTCGCGCCGGATCACCGGGGCGGAGCGCAGCGCCCTCGCCACGACGTAGCGGATGGCGTCGTGGGCGCCGGGCTGGCGGGCCGGCTGGCGCGCCGCCTCGATCACGGCGCCAATGTCGCGCAGGGCCAGCACGTAGAGGTGCAGCGTGCGGTAGCTGCGGCCGTTGCACTGCCCGACGAGCTCGCCGACCAGGAAGCCGCGGGCGCCGGCCGCCTGCATCAGCCGCCAGTAGTGCTCGGGGCCGCGCGGCAGCGGCTTGGCGAGCGACGGGGCGAAGGGCCGGTTCATGCGGCACCTCCGGCGATCTTGAGCAGCTGCACCGGCAGGTCGCGCCGCACCGGCGGGCGGCCGGTGAAGACCTTGCCGTCATAGGTCGAGCGGTCGAGCGCCTTGCAGCCGCGGTTGCGGGCCCAGTCGGCCATATTGGTCAGCGTCACCACCACGCGGCGGGCGCGGCCGTCGCCCTCCTGGCGCACGTGGTCGAGCAGCGCGTCGTCGATCGCCACGGCGGGCAGGAAGATCGCCGCGAGCTTGCGGCAGTCCTCGAGGTCGCAGCGGGCGGCCGGCAGCCAGTCGAGCACGCGGTTGTGCACGCGCTCGATCGCCATCAGCTTCTTCGGCAGCTGCTCCTCGCCGACCATCAGGATCGGCACCTGGCTGTGCTCGTGGAGCTCGCGCACGAGCTCGATCATCTTCTTGTCGACGAGCTTGTCGGCCTCGTCGATGATCAGCGGCCGGCGCGGGTCGTCGCCGAGCAGCATGATGGCCTGCTCGGCGAGGCTCGCCACGGTGCCGCGCGGGTCGGGCACGCCGCCCTCGCGCAGCACGGCTTTGAGGAACACCGCCTTGGTCCAGCTCTCGCCGACCTCGACCCGGATGGCCCGGGTCTTGTTCTGGGCGTAGATGGTGGCGTAGCTCTTGCCGATGCCGCTCTCGCCGTGCATCACGCCGAGCCCCGGCACGCCCGAGGGGCGGTCGATCAGCCGGTTAACCAGGTTGTAGCAATTCAAGACGTTCTTCAGCCCGGCGAGGGTGCCGGACGACTTGACGGATGGTGCAGGCGTCGTCATTGATGGCCTCGTTACTGTTGATCCTTGTTCGAAGCCCCGGCTCCACCCGGGGCTTCTTCGCGTTTCAGGGCTCGCGGCCCGCCGTCAGCGGAGCGCCGCCTCCCCGAAATCCTCGTAGGCGGCGCGCATGCCGCGGTATTCCGAGCCGAGCTGGTAGCCGCCGAGCCAGCGCGCCTCCTCGGCCTCCACGGCAGCCCCGGCCGCCATGGCGGTCTCGAGGTCGCGGGCGCGGCGGTAGCGCTGCTGAGCGGTCTCGACCGTGCGCAGCCGCTGCACGTTGGACGGCGTGGGCTCGGCGACGTCGTTGGCGGGAGGCGCGGCAGGCGCCACCTGGTCGTCGATGGCGCGGTCCGCCCCGTCGGCCGCCGCTGCTGCCTCGGCGGCCGCGGCGAGCGCCGGCGTGGTGTGGGGCACCGCGGCGCGCGGGAACTCGACCAGCACGCCGGCATCGATGGCGCCCTGGCGCAGCAGCATGTCGGCGACGTCGCGGTGCGTGAGGCTCTTCATGGCGGCCTTGATGCCGGCCGTGCCCTGGCGGAGGATCTCGGCATGGGCCTTGCGGGTCGCGGCCACGAAGGCCGCCGGGTCGATGCCGGCGAGCTCCGGGCACACGGCCTCGCCCAGATACTCTTCCCCGTCGGCGGCGAAGAGCCAGGCGCGGCCCATGTCGGCCGGGTCCATGCGCACCAGCACGCGGGTGTCGGGCAGCACGGTCGGCGTGAGGTAGTGGCGGCCGCCGACCCGCACGCCGGTCTTCTGCACCGTGCGGATGCCGTCGCCGCCGGCGATCGGCGCCAGCAGCACGTCGAGCGCGTGCACGTCGACGGTGCGGATGGTGCCGACATAGCCGGCCGCCGCGGCCTGCGGCGTGACGCCGGAGAGCCCGTCGTGCGGCCGCGCCGCATAGCGCCCGGCGGCCCAGCCGTCGCAGTGGCCCTGCAGCTCGGCCGGGGTGAGGTCGACGCAGAACACGTTGTCGTCGCTCTCGCCGAGCCGCTCGGCGAAGGCGCGCCGCTCCTCGATCACCTTGCGGTCGGCGACGGAGTGGCCGATGAAGCCCGGCAGGATCGTCATGCAGTCGTGCTGCAGCGTCCGGATGGCGCGCTCGATGTGGCCCTTCTCCCAGGGCGAGAAAGCCGTCGAGGTCTCGACTTCGACCCCGAGGCTCGCCATCAGCCGCACGGTGCGCTTGGCCTTGAAGTCGGAGCCGTTGTCGGTCTTGACCCGCTCCGGCATGCCCCAGGCCAGGATGGCGCGACGCATCAAGAGACCGACGGCCTCGGCGCGCGCCGTCTTCGCGACGTAGATCATCAGGCGCCGCGAATAGATGTCGATGCAGACATAGACCGAGTAGCGGCCATCTTTCGTGAGGACGTCGGCCGGGCTGGCGTCGATCATCCACAATTCGTTGAGGCGCGAGACCTGGTGCGAGTTGGTGCCGGCCGTCCGATACTTGTTGCGGAAGGCGTCGGGATTGGTCAGCCGGGCGAGTTCGACCCGGTAGCGTTCGCGCCAGGTCGCCATGGCGAGCCGCATCGTGCGCTCGGCCGGCACCACCATGGCGGGGAACTGCCCCTTGAGCTGGCCGAGCAGGTGGCTCGGCGAATAGTGCGGGTTCCTGGCCATGGCGCCGAGGCAGAAGGTGCGGACGTCGTCGCGCTCGAGCAGGCCCTTGCCGCGGCGGCGGGCGCCGGGGTCGTGCGCCAGGCGGTGCAGGGTGCCGGCCTTGACCAGGGCGCGCCAGCGCGCCACCGAGCGGTGGGCCAGCACCGGCAGCGCCCCACGGATCCAGTCGTCGACCGCGACCTTGCCGAGGTTGTAGCGGGCCACGAACAGCCCGTCGGCCGTGGTGGCCGATAGCCCGCCGTCGTGCCTGAACTTGTCGATGGCGTTGAGCACCGCCAGCCGCGCGTCGCGGTGTTCGGCGGCCGGCGCGGTCAGCCGCGCCGCCTCGGGTTCGGCCGCCGCCGCGGCGGCGTGGCGGTCGGAGCCGGCGACCCGTGCGACCTGGTGGGCCACCAGGGCGGCCCGCGCCGCGGCCGGCAGCAGGTCGGCGTGATATTCGGTGCCGCCGCCACGCCGCCGGCTCTGCCGCACCATCTCGCCGCCCTCGGCGCCGGCCCGGCCGGCCCAGTCCTCGCGGATGGCGAGGTCGAGCACCCCGCGCTTGGTTGTGGGCAACCCGGGCAGCCGCAGCGCGGCGATGTCGGAGGCGGTGAGCCAGGCCCGCACGGTCAGCCTCCCAGCCGATGCTTGATGAGGTGCTCGTTGCCGCGCAGCCACAGCAAGGTGTCGAGCACGGCGCGCAGCCGGTCCATGCAGTAATCGGCCTCGCGTTGCTTGAGCTTGCCGCGGGCGATCAGGCCCGGATAGACGTTCTCCCGCAGGGCGCTCTCGCGCACGACCTCCGCGATCTGTTCGTTGAGCGACAAGGGGCGGGCCGCCATCAGTGCACGCCCTTGCGGGACTGGCGGCCTTTGGCCGGGGCCGGCGCGGCCTTGGCGGGGGCGCGGCGGGCCGCCTTGGCGTCGGCCTCGGTCGGCATCGTCAGGAAGGCGGCGTCGATGTCGGCCAGGAAGGAGAGCTTGACGCCGAGCGTGAGCTTGGCCCAGGCGGTGTGGACCTGCGCCAGATAGACCATCTGCGGGTCGCCCGAGGGGGCGTCCTCGTCGCCGATGGCGACCCTGGCCGCCTGGATCGTCGGGGCGCCGTCGAGCATGGCCTGCGCAAGGGCGCGCCGCTTGATCGGGTTCATCTCCCGGCCTAGCTTGACGAGATTGCTCTCGTTGTTGGCGAGGCGAGTGCCTCGGATCAGTTCGATTGTCTCGGGGTCGAGCGCCTTGACGGTCTGGATGGTTAGCTGAACCGAGCGCTCCGAGCGGCCGATCTTATCGGCGATCTCGGCCGTGAAGCGGCCTGGGCAAGTCGCAAGATTTTGCGACTTGCCCTTTCCAGCCCCGCTCCGGCGGTCTCCGCCGTGGCTGTTGCGAAGCCCGAGGCGCTCCTCGACCTCCTTGCGCTCGATGTAGAAGATCCCGAAGTCGAGCTTGTCCAGCTCGCGCCGTTCCAGGTTCTCGGTGATCTCGGCCAGCCGGGCTTCATCGTCCGTGAAGTGGCGGATGAGGGTCCTGATGTTCGGCCAATCGAGCACCTTGGCGGCCGCGAGCCGGTGGGCGCCGATCACCAGGCTGTAGTTCACCTGGCCGTCGGCACCCTCGACCGGGCGCACCGTGATGGGCGTGTCCATGCCCTTGTCTTCGAATGACGCAGCCAGCGTCTGAACCCAGGCGTCGTCCACGGCGCGGATGCGCGGGGGAACATGGATGGCGGCTACGGGGAGGTAGAAGCCGCTGGCATTCGCGGGGAGCGGCGCGGGAGGCACGAAATCATCCGGCGCGCTCATTGACCAAGCCCCGCGCGGGGGGCAGAAATGCCGGGCCAGGAGATGTCGGGCGCCACGCGCGACTTCGGGCTCGAGGACGGCATCCCCTATTCGGACATCAACGCGGCCGCGGCGCTGCGGGCCTCGGGCGTCTCGGCCTATGACCCCGAGGCGCGGTCCACCATGGGGCTGATGGCGCTGGTGCAGCTCGACCGCGAGGTGCGGGTCGCCCGGCTGATCCAGGACCCCAACAACTACGCGCCGGCGCGCCGCCTGGCGCTCTCCGGCTCCGACCAGTTCTCGGACCCGGCGTCCGACCCCATCAAGGTGCTCAAGGCCGCGCAATACGCGACCCTGATCTACCGGCCCAACACCTGGGTCATGGGCCGCGACTGCTGGACCGGCCTGTCGAGCCACCCGAAGCTCGTCAACGCCATCCGGGGCAACGTCACCGGCTCCGGCATCGTCACGCCCGAGGAGGTGACGGCCCTGTTCTCCGGCGAGGGCCTGAAGAAGATCCTGATCGGCGAGGGCTTCGTCAACACGGCCCGCCGTGGCCAGGTCGCCACCCTCAACCGCGTCTGGGGCAAGTCGATCGAGATGTATTACCTCGACAGCGACCTGCCGGCCGAGCTCGGCGGCGTCACCTTCGGCTGGACGGCGCAGTTCGGCACCCGCATCGCCGGGTCCTGGGACGACCGCAACGTCGGCCTCGAGGGCGGCCGCATGGTCCGCACCGGCGAGAAGGTCGAGGAACGGGTCGTGGCGCCGGACGTCGGCTTCATCATCCAGAACGCGGTCGCGTAGGACGCCGTCGCGTCGAGAGGGGAACCACATGGCATCGCGCACCACCGACAAGGCCGCCGGTCCCGCCACCGGCGGCGACAAAGCGGCCTCCGCAAAGACCGCTATCGAGACCGAGGAGGTGCGCAGCGAGGCCGGTGTGACCGTGCACGTCGAGGGGCTTGGCGCCGCCGCAGTGGCGCTGGGCGAGGCCCTGGCGGCCGACGCCGGCCCCGTTGTCGCCGGCCCCGGCGTCGGCGCCGCCCAGATCGCCCAGGCGGTCGACGGCCCCGCGATCCGCACCACGCGGGTCGACGTCGACGCCGTCCGGCACGAGGGCGGGCACCTCGGCCATGACGGCCATGACGGCCTCGCGGCCTATCACGCCAGCCTGCAGGCCGCCGGCCAGGCCGCCCGCACGACCGCTGTGGCGACGCGCTCGGGGCGCGACGACATCCTGCCGCTCGGCCGGCCGAGCCTCGACCCCGACACGGTGCCGGGCCGGCGCATGGCGACGGCGGCCGCGCAGGTCCGCCGCGACGGCCGCAGCTACGCGCCCGGGGAAACCTTCCCGATCGACTTCCGGGCGCACAGAGCGAGCTCGTGCCGATCGGCGCCATCCTGGCCACGCCCTGGGACGACCTGCCCCACCACAAAGGCAAGTGAACGGAGCGCGGGCATCCTGCCCGCCATCCGACTGCGGGCAGGATGCCCGCGCTCCAATCGAGATGCCCCGCCGATGATGAAGGGGCCTTTGCCCGGGCTGCGGTGTCGACCCGCGCGTATCGGTCCGAGCCATCCGGGAGGGGCTGCAGCCCTCCCGGCGTGAATACCCCAGTGCGGGGAGGGAGAGCCGCGAGGTGGTGAAGGCGCTACGGCGACGATGCACCCCGAAGCCCGCCGAGGTGCCTGCCGACGGTTCGGCAGGACCAACACACGAGGCGAACAGCGGTGGTCGAGGCGGTGCGGGTCTTCGGACCCGCGCCGTCACGGCCCCGGCGGGAGGCCCGGCTCCAACCGCGCCTCCCGCTTGATCTCAGCAGCTTGGAGCCAACCGTGTCCGACGTCGCCACCCGCGTCAAAAACGTCATCGCCGAGGAGCTCGGCGCCGAGGTGGCGTTGCTGTCGCCGGCGACGCGGCTCCGCGAGGACCTCGGCCTGTCCGACGGCGACCTGAGCTACCTGCTGGCCGAGGTGGAGAGCGAGTTCGACATCGTGCTCGACGCCGACGACGGGGCCGAGGCGTCGACCGTCGGCCGCATGATCCGCCTCGTCGAGAAGCATGCCGCGAGCTTCGATCGGCGGAGGCGCCGCTAATGGCCGTCACGCTGGCGCCCTACGCCACCCTCGACGACATCGCGACCCGCTATCCGCGCGAGCTCACCGTGCTGGCAGCCGACGAGACCACCGGTGTGCGCGACGACGCGCGGATCAACGCGGTGATCCCCGACGTAACGGCCGAGATCCGCTCCATCCTGGTGCAGCGCTACCGCCGCGACGAGCTGGCCCGCCTCGACGCCGACAGCCTCACGCTGATGCGCTCCTACGCCATCGCGATGACGCTCTACAAAGTGGCGCTGTCGTTCACGCGCTCGAGCGAGCGGGTGCAGGACCGCTACGACAACGCCGTGGCGGCGCTGCGCGCCATCGCCAAGGGTTCCGGCGCGCTCACCTTCGACCCCGATCCCGACGCCGCTCAGAGCTCGGTCGATCCGGCCGTGGCGGTGGTCGACAACACCGCGGTGATCTTCGAGAGCAACGAGCGCCTGTTCACCCGCACCCGCACCCAGGGGCTGTGATGGAAATCGGCGTCTCGATCGCGCTCGACCAAAGGGCCTTTCAAGGGGCCTTGAACCGCCTTTCCGCGCTGGTGGATTTCAGCGGCGCGGCGCTGCTCGAGGAGATCGCGGCGCTGGGCGAAAGCCAGACGCGGCGTCGCATCACCGACGAGAAGACGGCCCCCGACGGCACGCCGTGGAAACCCAACCTCGCCGGTACCTCGATCCTGCTGCAGAGCGGGCAGAACCTGCTGGCCTCGGTGGCGTCGTCGTCGGACGACGAAGAGGCGGTGTGGGGGGCAGCCTGGGAATTCGCCCACATCCACCAGGACGGCGCCGTCATCACGGCGAAGACCGCCGCGGCGCTGCAGTTCCGGGTCGGCGACCGCAGCGTCCACGCCAAGAGCGTGACGATCCCGGCCCGGCCCTTCGTCGGCCTCTCGGCCGAGAACCGCGCCGAGCTCGACGAGCTCATCACCGATCACTTCGAGCGGCTGGGGCGGCCATGATCGTGCCCGTCACCTTGGCCGGCATGGTCGCGGCCACCCGCATCGACGCCACGCGCCAGGCCATCGTGGCAAGCCTTACAGGCTTGCTCAAGGGCGTCGCCGTGGTGGGCCATCCGGGCAAGCTCGACATCAACGATGTCGTCGCCAAGGCCGTGGTGGCGGCGCCCGGCATCGCGGTCGGCTACAGCCGCGTGCGCGAACTCGGCGACGCCGGCGGCACCTTCGCGCTCGCCGTCGACTGGGTCGCCTATCTCGTGGTCGAGGACCGGGTCGATGCCGGCCAGGCGCCGCCCCGCGTGGTGCCCCGCGAGATCGTCGGCCACGCCATCGGCCAGCAGATCCTGCGCATCCTGCGCGACCCCAACGGCGGCACCTGGGGCCTGCCCGCCATTGACGTGCCGGCCATGGACCCGGCGCCCGAGCTGAAGCCGGTGTTCACGCTGAAGACAGACCAGAACATGACGGCCATCTACGCCGTCACCTGGACCCAGAGCCTGGTGCAGGAGGGCCAGCCCTTCTTCGGCTTCGGCCCGACGCCGCCGGCCTCGCCGTCCGACGGCTTCCCCGACGGCGACATCTTCGGCGTGGCGGGCCTCGACTTCGAACTCGCCGACGGCGAGCAGCCGCCCGAGATCACCGCCCACACGGCCCGCGACACCGGCGAGGGCGAGGAATGAGGAGCATGGCGGCCTTCGAGATCCGGCGCCTGCATCGGAAGATCGCGCAGCTCGACAGGCGCGTCGGGCTCGTCGACCTCGGCGGCAAGGTGAAGCCGGGCTCGCAAGACATGAAGCAGCGCACCGTGGTGCTGGTGCTGGGCCAGACCGTCGACGGCAAGGACATCCTGTCGCCGCCGGTGCGCTGGCAGGGCACCGGCGCCGGCGCGCTGAAGATGCACGCCGTGCCGGCCGACAGCGAGCAGATGACGCTGCACAGCCCCTCGGGGACGATCGGCACCGGCTCCATGGCCCATTGGGGCACCTTCGACAAGGACAACCCGCCGCCGAGCCAGTCCAAGGACGAAGCCGTGCTGCAGTTCGGCGGCAAGGCCCAGATCACCTTCGGCAAGGACTTCCTGAAACTCGCCTATGCCGAAGATCAGGACATCACGATCAAGGACAAGACCATCGTGCTGCGCGTCCCCGACAGCGGCGGCATGGTCGACGTCGGTGACCCCGACAAGGGCGGATTGATCCCCGTGAAGCTCGTCACGGGTCAGGCCAAGAACCTGCAAGCCAAGATGGGATGAGGAGAATGACCGTGGCCAAGACCCGAACCTACTACGTGAGCAAGCTGGCAGGCCCCAAGGTCGCGGGGGTGCGCGTCGGCCGTGGCGAGGCGCTCGAGCTGACCGAGCACCAGGCGCGCGGCGAGCTGTCCTCGGGTGCGCTGGTGACCGACGAGGCGCTGGTCGACGATCCGTGGGGCGAGGCCGAGCGCGCCGCGGCCGAGAAAGTCGCGGCCGACGCCAAGGCCAGGGCCGACCAGGCTGCGGCCGACGCCAAGGCGGCCAGCGACAAGGCGACTGCCGACAAGGCATCTGCGGACGCCAAGTCCGCCGCGGATGCCAAGACCGCGGCCGATGCCTTGTCCGCCGCGGATGCCAAGGCCAACCCGCCTAAGGCCTCGTCCCCGCCGACGTCGACGCCATGTTCGTCGCGGCGAGCCAGATCCTGTGACCACGGCGCCGGCCCCGAAGCTCGCGGTCGCGGTGGTGCAGCCGGTGCCGTTCGGCCTCCCGCCCGGCGGCTACGTCCTGGCGGTGCTGATCGGCCTCGACATTTTCGTCAATGCCTGCCTGGGCGGTCGCGCCTATCAGACCGTCAGCTCGCGCCTCGGCGAGAACATGCGTTGCGGCGGCTGGGCCTCGCGGCTGCCGTGGCCGGCCCCGTGGGCCAGGCACTGCCTGGGCGCCGTCTACACGACGGAGATCTGACGCCGTGACGGTCACGCCTCCCGCCGTGACGGTCGCGCCTCGCGGCATGACACATGTCACCCCCGACCCATCCCGCGCGCGCCCGTAGGGTGGCGCAATGTCCCTGAGGATCTTCCCATGACGGCAACAACGGACTTCGTCGGCGTAAGGGTCTTCTCCGGCCTCAGCGACCAGATCGTCTCCATCGACACCCGCGACAGCACCATCCCGGGGCTGGTCGGGCCGCTGCCCGGCATCGCGCCGGCCGACGAGACCAAGATCCCCTACGACGAGCCGTTTCGCATCCCGCTCGACAGTCCCTCCGTGCTGGCCATGCTCGGCCCGGGGCAGATCCAGGATGCCTGCAGCCAGATGCTGCTTGAGGGCATCGTCACCGACGTCGTGCTCTCGCGGTCGCGCATCCCGGCCTCCGGCACCATCGACGCCCAGCTCGCGGCGGTGGCGGGCGACCCCGGCCAGAAGACCGGCGTCTTCGCGCTCTTGCACGGCCTCGACGAGCTGAAGCTCGAGCCCGGGCTGATCGCGGCGCCCGGCTTCACCAGCCAGCGCCTCGGCGGGCTGAAGAACCCCGTGGCGGCCGCCATCGACAGCGTCTGCACGAGCATCATCGACTGCCTCGGCGTGACGGCGACGCCGGCCACGAGCCGCGAGGACGCCGTCACCTGGGCGCAGGACTTCGCCACCTCGCTCAACATCCTGGCCATGTACCCGCAGGGCGTCTTCGAGCTCGGCGGCGAGGTGGTGCGCGATCTGGCGCCCTCGGTGATCGGAGCCATCATCCGCAACGACAAGGCCAACGGCAACCCCTACAAGGCCTTTTGGAACAAGCCGATCATCGGCTGCCTCGGCCCCTCGCAGCGGGTCAGCTACCGCGACGGCGACACCTCGAGCGACGCCAACTATCTCAACCAGCGCGGCGTCGGCACGGTGATCGAGGGCAACCTGCTGTGGGCGCCCTACACCACCGCCACCGACCCCACCATCGTGGGCTACCGCTCGGTCAAGCGCATCCGCACGCGCCGCGCCATCGAGAAGGCCATGCTGCGCCCGCTGCGCGCCTATCTGGCGAGCGACCTCGGTCCGCACAGCGTGACGCTGGTCGGCACGGCGCTCGACCAGGCCTGCGCCGAGCGCAAGGCCATTGGCGCCATCATCGACTACCAGGTGCTGTTCTCGCGCGGGCTGAACCCGAACTCGCTGCTCAAGAAGGGCGGCCTGCGGCTGAAGCTCCGCTTCGAGGAGACGCCGGACCTGACCGACCTCGGCATCTATTCGACGCCGGAGCCGGAAGCCTTCGACGTGCTGGCGGCCGCCATCCAGTCGTCGATCGACCAGCTCGGCTCCTCGACCTTCCGGGCCGTGGCCTGACACCATCGAACCAACACCGGGACAGCAGCAATGACCGACAGCGTCATCATGGGGGCCAACTGGTACGTGGCCCAGATCAACTGCCGCAAGCGGCTGGAGAGCGCCAAGCTTCCCGACCTGCGCAAGGCGACCGAGACCTTCACGGCCGGCGGCGGCTGGATGCAGCTCGGCATCCCGCTCGAGATCGAGCCGTTGACCGCGCCCGTCACCATGAAGGGCGCCCATTCCGACATCCGCGGGCTGTTCGGCAAGGAGCCGGGCGACTGGACCGACTTCTACTATTACGAACGGCTGCGCGACATCATGCTGGGGGTCGACGTCGGTCGCCGCGTGTGGATGCGCGGCCTGCTGCAGGAGGTGCAGCAGCCGCGGGTCACCGGCAAGCGGGCCGAGATGACCACCTATACGATCGGCTCGATCATCACCTATTCCGACGTCACCAACGGCGTCATCGTCAACAAGATCGATTTCAACACCAACACGCTGATCCTCAACGGCCAGAACTACAACCAGGCCGCCAACCAGCTGATCGCGGCCTGACGGGCTCCCACGGGAACAAGCGCCTCGACCGCTCGATGACCCTCTCTGACCGGCATTAAGACGACGCACTTGTTCCCGTGGGGACCCCGACATGGACACGATCAAAACCACCTTCGACGCCGACGGCCTCGCGGTCGAGGCCGTTCCCTTGGGCGGCACCGTCACGGGGCCGATCCGCGACGATCTCGCCAAGGTGGTGCTGCCGCCGGCCGAGCTGGTCGACGAGCTCGACAACAGCGGCGCCGCGGGACCGGAGCCTGCCCCCGGGCTCGACCCGGGGGACGAGGCCGTCACGCTCGACTTCGTCGGCGAGGACCTGCCGGCCCGCGCTTTCCCGCTGAAATATCCGTTCCGCTGGGAGGGCGAGCGCCACGACGCCGTCACGGTGCGCCAGCTCACCACGGCCGAGGTGGCGCGCATCTCGGGCGAGTGGGGGCGCAGCGGCAAGCCGCCCGAATATTTCGACATCTACGCCGTGATGACGGGCCTGCCCGCCAAGGTGCTGCGGGCGCTGCCGCACGCGGACGGCGGGCCGATCGTCGACGCGGCTTACGATTTTTTGCCCCCGTCGTTCCGGGGCGAGGCCGGCTGAGGGCCGATCCGGCCCAGTGGCTCGCCTATGCGATGCGGGCCGCCCAGGGGTCGATGACGCCGCTCGACCGCGTGCTCGCCTGGCCCTGGCACCGCACGGTCGCGGTGTGGGCGGAGGCCCGCGACATGCACGACGACAGCTGGGGCAACCTCCTTCGCGTCTGGTACCGGTCCGATGACTGACACGCACGATGACTGAGCCGCTCGACGTCTCCCTTCGCGTCCGCCTGGCCTACGAGGCCGGCGGCTCCGCCAAGGCCGCCGTCGGCGACATCGAGGCGATCCGCGCCGGCGCCGCCAAGCTCGGCGCCGGCGGCGGCGTGTCGGCGGTGGCGCGCGACCTCGGCGCCCTGCACAAGGCCGCCGAAATGGCCAAGACGGGCCTGACCGGCCTCGCGGCCGCGGGCGACCGGCTGGCCGGGGCCGCCACCGTTGGCCAGCGTCTCACCGGCGAGCTGCGCGGGATCGCCACGGCGGCCGACGGGGCGGCGCAGCGCCTGGCGGCCGCCGGCAAGGTCGACTGGGGCCCGCGCCGCGGCGCCGCGCAGGACTGGGCCGCCTATTGGCGCGAGCGGGGCGGGGCGGCGGCGGGGAAAGTCCGCGCCGCCGACTGGGCGGCGGCCGGCGCGCCCGACAGGAGTGCCGCGGTGGCGGCCGCCAAGGCGCACACCGAGGCCCTGGCGGCCTCGGCCGCCAAGCTCGGCACGGCGGCGGGACCGAAACACCTCGGCGAGGCGATCGCCACCGTGTCGACCGCCGCCGTCGAGGCGCGCCGCGAGCTCGACAATGTCGGGTCGAGCGCCGTCAAGGCGGCCCGCGACCTCGAAAAGCTGGACCGGGCCGAGCGGGCCGGCGGCGGCAGCGGTGGCCGCGGCCAGGGTGGCGGCGGCCAGGGTGGCGGCGGCCACGGCGCGGGCGGTGGCGGCGCGGGCGGTGGCGGCCACGGCGCGGGCGGTGGCGGCCTGCGCGGCGCACTGATGGCCGGAGCCAGGCCGCTGCACATGGAGCGCCTGGTCATGTCGGCTATGACGCCGATCGGCGCGGCGGGGCTCGGGGTCGGCTACGGGGCGCTCAAGGCCTACGAGGCCATGCACAGCGCCGTGAAGGACGCGATCGACCTCGAGACCGCCATGGCCGAGGTGAAACGGTCGGTCGGCGACATGCCGGCCGGCGGAGTGAAGGCGCTCGAGACATCGATCCTGTCGACGAGCCGGTCGACCGGCGTCGCCTCTGGCGAACTTGCCAAGTTGACCGCCATGGGGGCCGCGGCCGGCCGCCCGGTGGCCGACCTGCCGCGCTTCATGGATCTCAGCGCCAAGGCGGCCGGCGGGCTCGGCCTCAAGGCCGAGGAAGCGGCCGACGTGCTGACCCGGCTGGGCTCGCAGTTCAAGCTCGACCAGCGCGGCATCGAGGGCGCGGCCGACGCCGCCGCCTACATGCAGGAACGCACCGGTGCCAGCGGCGCCGGCACGCTCGACTTCATGCAGAAGACCGGCACGGTGGCACAGACGGCCGGAATGCGGCCCGAGCAGCTCGCGGCCTATGGGGCCACGCTGCAGCAATCGGGCATGGACGCGGGCGGTGCCGCCTCGCTGTTCACCGGCCTGCTCGAGAAGCTGCAGCACGCGCCCCAGCAGGGCGAACAGTTCCAGCTCGGCCTGTCCCGCATGACGGGGCCGGACGGCGCGCCCGAGGGTGCCTATTCGCTGCGCAACGCCGCCCGGACCGACGCCTCGGGCGCCATGCTGCGCATGCTGGGCGACATCAAGCGGCTAAACCCGGAGATCCGGGAGAGCGTGCTGACCCGGATGTTCGGCGAGGAGGACGGCGCCAAGCTGGCCCGCATGGCCGACCACGTCGACACGCTCCGCAAGAACCTCGGCCGCATGAACGACACGGCCGCGACCTCGGGCGCCGTGGAGCGCGTGTTCCGGGTGTTCGACGAGACCACGTCGGCCCGGATCGACAAGGCCACGGCGGCGATCGGCGCCTTCTCGGTCAAGGTCGGGCAGAGCTTCGCGCCGGCAATCGGCGCGGCCGCCGAGGCCACCGCCAAGTTCTTCGGCGGCTGGCTCGACCGCATGGACGCCATGGAGAAGGCCGGCGAGATCGTCGACAAGATCACCAAGGGCGTGGCGCTGTCGCCCGACGATCAGAAGAAGCTCGACACTGACCCGAAGTTCAAGGCCCAGGTCGAGGGCGGCGTCGACGCGGTCGGGGTGGCGCGGCGCAACGACGCCGAGCGCACGCCCGACCCGGAGGTCGGTCGGCGGCGCGAGATGGAGCGCATGCGGCCCCCGGCGGCGCCCGAGGCGTCCGACACGTCGGCCCGCGAGCAGGACCGGCTGGGGCGCGCCGAGGCAATCCGCCAGCTCGAGGACTGGGCGAAGAAGCACGGCGAGGCCTCGGTCAGCGATGACCTCGGCGAGCAGCAGCGTGCTTACCGGCACGACTTCCCCGAGGCGCCACCGCCCGAAGCCCTGCCGGCGCAGGCAGTCCGGCCCGATGCGCCACCGCCCGCATCGGCGCCAGCGCCGGAAGCCCTGCCGGCCGAGGCCCTGCGGGAGAGGCTCGCCCGGCCCGATGCGCCACCGCCCTCGGCCGCTCCGACGTCGCCAGACGCCCCGCCGGCCGAGGCGCTGCGGGAAAGGCCCGCCCGGCCCGATGTACCGTCACCGCCGCCCGCTCCTGCGCCCCCCGCCGCACCGGACGACGACAGCCTGATCGCCATGCCTATGCGCTACCGGGGATCCGGCGCGAGCCCGCTGCTGCGCCGCGCCAGCTTCACGGCCGACGACGGGTCCGCCGATCGCCCGGCCGGAGGTTCGCCCAGCGAGGCGCTGCAAGCCGTGATCGAGGCCGGCACCAAGGCCGGCGTCGTGGCGGGTCTGCGCGAGGTGGCCGACATGCGGGGCAGCGGCGGCGCGGCGACCGGTGGCGTCGTGAACGCGTCGTGGGAAGACGGAGACACCGGCCGCAGCGTCGGCGGAGCTGCTGGCGCGGCACCCCGTCGCTCGCTCCGCTACAGCGGCGGCTACGGCCCGCGCGGGCGGCAAGATCCAGACGGCAGCTCCCACCACCGTTCGGTGCGCTACGGGCGCGGCTATGGACCCGTCCATGATGGTGGCGGAGGCGGTGCGGGCGCCCATGCGCGCCGACATGGCCGGCCCGACCGCGATGCCGTTCCCGACGCCGGCTACCAGACCAAGGGCAACCGCATCGACGGGCTGTCGGACGACGGGACACGGCAATATGCGGCCGTGCTGGGCAAGCGCGAGAGCGGCAACCGCTACGGCATCACCAACCCCTACGGCTACGTCGGGCGGTGGCAGATGGGCGCCGACGCCCTGGCCGAGAACGGCTACGTCAAGCGCGGCACCACCAACCGGGGGCTCAACGATCCCGCGGCCTGGACCGGCAAGGGCGACGTCCACAGCGTCGAGGAGTTCAAGGCCAACAAGGGCGGCGTGCAGGACCGGGAGTTCGCCGAATACACCAACCGCCACTATGCCCAGCTCAAGCGGGCCGGTGTCGTCAAGGATGGGATGGGCCAGGCCGACGTCGCGGGCTGGCTCGCGGCCGCGCATCTCAAGGGCGTGGGCGGCGCCATTCAGCTGTCGCGCGGCCAGGACAACGTCGACGCCAACGGCACCTCGGCGTCGTCCTACCGGCGCATGATGGCCGGCGTAGGGTCGGGCAAGGCCTCTCCGGGGCTTGCCCCGCGCGACGGCCCCATCGCGGTCGACGAGGATCGCGCCACGCGGGCCCGGCGCAGCGTCACGCCGCCGGCGCATCCGCTCTCGCCGCGCTTCGCCGACCCCGGGAAGCTGAAGGTCCGCCCCCAGCCGGGCGACATCACGGCGGACGCCGGCGCTCGACGGCAGCTTACCGCATCAGGCCCCTCCGTCGTCCAGCACTTCCACGGCAACCACGATCCCGTGCAGACGGCGCATTACGCCCAGCTCGAGAGCAACCACGAGATCCGCCGCACCCTGGCCAGGGCCAACCACGGCATCGGGAGGGTCGCCTGATGCAGGCCCTCGTCTCGATCGGCAGCGCGGTGCTCCAGGTGGTGGGCCTGAACCCGCAGCGCATCGGCACCATGTCGGAGGCCCGCGTCCCCGGCACCCCGACCTGGACCGGCATGGACTATCAGCCGACCGGCCTCGGCGAGGCCCATACGCGCTTCGAGGCACTGACCTATCCGCACGTCATCGGCGGCCTCGACGCCCTGGCGCTGATCCAGCAGCACCACGAGGGCCAGCAGGTGGTCAATTACATCCGGCTGCGCGCCAACTTCCTCGGCCGCATGCTGGGCCAGGTGCAGATCCGCAACCTCTTCGTCGACGAGACGCACCTCCACCCCTTCGACGGAGTGGGCCGCAAGGTGAGCGTCGAGTTCGACCTCCTCTACGTGGGAGGCCCGTGATGGCCGCGAGCGGGTTGCAGCCCTATGTGGTCGGCCGCCGGCCGGAGCGCCTCGACCATATCGCCAAAGCGATCTACGGCGGGGAGCGCGGTGGCGTCGTCGAGGCGCTGCTCGCCGCCAACCCCGGCCTCGCCCTGCAGGGTGCCTTCATCGCGCCCCGCACGGTGCTGCAGGTGCCGGCGGCCGCCGCGATCGTCTCGACCTCGACCTTCGTGCCGCTGGGGAGCTGATGGCCTATCGCACCCCCTACCTCGCCGTGAACGGCGCCGACGGCCAGAACCAGATCCCGGTCTGGGGCTCGCGGCTGATCGGGGTGCGCATCGTCACCCGCCTCGTCGACGAGAGCGACGAATGCACCTTCATGTTCACCAACAAGCCGCCTTATGCGACGGCGCCGGCCGAGAACACGCCCTACAGCGTGAGCATCGGCTGGTCGGCCGCCGCGGCCGCGCTCGGCGGGACGTATTACCTGAAGCGCATTCACCTCCTCGGCGACCCCAAGCGCGGCGAGCAGATCCACTACATCTGCCGGCCGCTTGAGCAGTCCGAGATCCACCAGGTGGCGAGCCAGCACTTCGCGGCCGACAACGGCAACAAGACGCTCGGCGACGTTTTCAAGAACGTGTTCGGCGCCGTCGGCATCGGCGTCGAGGTGGCGGCCTCGGTGGCGGGCCTGCCGGTGCCGGGCGGCCACGTGGTGCAATGGCAGCAGAGCCACATGGATTTCGCCACCGACCTCGCCAACGACGCCGGCGCCGTGGTCAAGGCGACGGACGGCAAGATCGTGGTGGTCGACCGCAACGCCGGCCAGAGCGTCAGTGGCAAGACGCTCAGCGGCTTCACCATTCCCAAGGTCACGGGCTACGAATACGACGTCGAGCTCGAGCCGCGCTTCCAGTACCAGAGCGTCACGTCGACCTATTTCGACAGCGACGCCGGGCGGCTGAAGCAGCAGGCGAGCCCCGACCAGGGCGGCGGCGGCGCCAAGGACGGGCTGCCGCACCCGGCTGCCGACCAGGCCCATGCGCAGACCATCGCCAAGGCGGTCGCCGACGAGAACAAGCGCTTCACCGGCACGGGGCTGTTCGGCATGCCGGGCGAGCCAGCGGCCGTGGCCGGCGCCCACCCGACCTGTTCCGGCTATCCCGACCCGATCGACGCCACGCAATGGATCGCCGTGGAAGTGACCCACGACGTCATCCCGGACCGGGGCTGGACCACCACCGTCGAGACCGAGACGAACCCCGATTGA